GACGCAACCGCCAGTACACAAATGTGTAGAACGGATTTTCTACTGAGCCTTGATCTGGCGTAGGCCAGATATTAATTTGCGGATTCGCAACACCGGTAACAGGATACGTAGCACCTGAACGACGGTTAATCCACACCTGAATCGGTCTACCGGTAGCATTCTTATTAGGTATCGTTGAATATGTCGATTCTGATATACGATTAATGTTAATATCCGTTTGGTTTTGCCCACTGCCTGTACGCGTGACTTGATCTAACAAATCGACTGTATCTACAGGCAAATCATAGGTAATCTGACCTGGGTATAGCGGAATGCTACCTTCTTCAATTGTCCAGAGGTTAATGCCTCGATTAGCTAGTTCTGTAAATAATAAGTTTAAACTACGCCGTGTGGTCTTCAAATCATAACCTGATCGAATTTCCCGTCCACCAAGCCGTTCCCACGACTCTTCAGCAATTTCTAAAATCGAAAGGTTAAATGTACTCGTACCTGAAGTTGTCATCGTTTTTCCTTACAATTATCAAAATGCCATCGTTTCATATTACTAACTATACCTGTTTTGCTGCAGTGTGGACAAATTATTCGTGGGCGATTAGCATGTGCGGTTCGCATCTTTTCCAAAGCTTCTTCAGAATGTCTTTTTCCATAATACGGATTATTTTTCCCTTTAGTTTTTTCAGATATTTTTTGTTTTTCCTCATCTGTTCTGCGTTTTCCATACATCGGATTCCTTTCACCCTGCATTCTTTTCGATCTTTCTGGGTCTAATTTTGCTCTGTATGCTATTTTTTCATTTTTACTCATGCTTGACATAATCAATAAAAGCTCTGGCGATAAGCTGTGCTCATAATTTTTCTTATATCTGAGCGCTCTCTTAGCTTTTATCTCTTCCTCAGACATGCTATTAGGTTTTTTTACACCCTTAAACATAACACTGAGCTTATTGCGGGTTTCTTGTGATACTTTTCGCCCCATTAAACCTTTACTAATATTAGCTTTATGCTCATCAGTAAAAATTCTATTTTTACTAGCCCTAGAAATTTTATCCCTAACCTCTTGTGTAGGAGAGCCGGAGCCTCGACCACCTCTATTCATATTGTAGTTGGGTTTCAATTCACTTATGTATTTAATTTCTAGCGCATCTAGCTCATCCCTAGTTGCAGATTTTGCCAATACTTCTTGGGTAAAACTATCAGCCCCATACTTTTTAATAGCCTTGCATATAGCCCAAGGTTTACCTCTTTTAGCATCTCTTACGTGGTACCACCAGCGTTTATTAACACTGTTTACCGTTTGCCCAATATAAAAATGCCCGTTACTCGTATTTGTAATTTTGTAAATAACCCCATAAACCATAAAATACTCCAACATCTATGATGTGGGTATGATACTTCTTTCATACGTACATGTCGAGATATGTAATCGAAAGGTTGAATGTACTTGTGCCTGATGTTGTCATATTAAGCCCAAACCCTTGATGGTGTTGTTGGTTCTACGGTGTACGGTGCTAAAGCATCTGGCAATGTTTCGGGGAGTTCCGTTAACCTTAGGTTTACATGATAACCATCCAATGCTTTCATTTCTGGATACTCCAAACCTTCTTTGTCTTTTAGAATCTTACCTGTCGGTTTAAATATAATCCCAACATAGTCAATTGAAGCAATTGGATTAGCTGATAAATACGTTACTTCATCGTTGATGTATTCCAACAACAAGCCATTGCCAAACAACACTTCTTTAGCTTCTTCTTCTGATGCAAATTTTAAGTAGTAATCTATCATTGAGTTAAGCTCTGTAAGTAAGAATTAAGCAAACGCTTGTTGAAGTATTTGAATGATTTTAGGTGGCCGTTTAAACATGTACTTGCGCTGTTAAGCGGATTACTACCCAAACCTAAGCTAGTTGCTGTGCCAGTCGCAATGCCGTTTCTAGTTATAGCATTACCTGCATTTAAACTAGATGCAGAATTACCTACAATAGATGAAATAGCTGCTGCAAATTTATTAAACGACGCTGTAGGCACATTTCCAATATTGTTATAAGAACCACCAATATATAATTCTGCGTTAGCACCGTACCATAATAGATTAGTATCAGAAGTTCCTGCTTCAATATGCCAAGGAGTTGGGTATCTGTTAATGGCTACGCTCTGTGCAGCCGTTAAAGTACTTAAAGAATCAAATTCAGCAACAACAGTCCCCTCACTCTGATTATACCAACTACTAAAGTTAGTACCTACCATGCTTGCATTATCTGCTGTACGAGTGACTTGTGTAGTGGTTGTTGGTATTACACTAGTAGGAAAAGCTCCTTGCTCTAACTGGGGTAGGCCGATACGTAGGGTGAAGTCGATGGCTACGCCAGATATTGGGGTAAAGCGAACGCCTGAACCAACAAATGCCGTTAATGCGTTATTTAGCGTTCTTGTGGTAGGTACTCTTTGGCTGGAGAGACTGGAATTTGTTGGTGTAATTTGCGTATTGGTTGAGGCCAGTAAAGCACCCGTTGAGCTACGTTCTTGAATGACATTGTCAACTGTGCTAATACCGTCTAAAGACCCTGCGACTAGTTTTACATAGAAACTACCTGTCCATGTCTGCCCCGACGCAGCAGAAATTTGTGTGGTGCTTTCAAAAAGAATAGCACCAGCCGTAGTAGACGATGTTGTCCCTGCATACCGAACATCAACGTAGGTGATGCCGCTTTCAGTTCCAACTCCAACCACCGCAGTTAGTGCTACGCCACCAATGCTTTGTGGAATCCAATATGTAGGTATCGTTCCTGGAGTTCCAACCACAGCACCCTGCATTGTATTGTTACGAATACTATTAACCCGCTGTTCCTCAATCAACAACCCTTTAGGTGCAAGTGTTACAGGGTCGTAGTCGAATCTTGGCTGATTTACAGCTACTGTTTCAATCAAACCTTGTGCATTAACTCTTGTGGCGTTGCTTGTGCGGCTAAATGTTATGCGGGGGTCTAAGACTTCATTACGAGTGAAGTTCAAATTTAATTGTGCAGGACCGTTGCCATCAACAATAACTGTTCGATCAGCCACGTAACCATCAGCAACTGTATAGTTAGCTGTACCTAAATATGTGTTTGCACAATTGACAACACCTGAACTTCCGATACCCATAATTAGCCGCCCACTTGACCTGCTTGAATTACTGTTAGTACTGCAGTGCCAGTACCTGATACACCGACAACACGAATTTGTGCAACGGGGAACGCATAATTGCCATCTTGGTTAGTTGTCTGAGATACCACTGCTGGGTGGTTAAACCAGTTTGTGCCATCAAACGTATGCTGCACACTGTAAGAAATAGTGCCTGTTACAACAACCCCAAACCCCACGTTAAATGGAGAAATGTAATGGTCTAAAGGAATACCCGCACTATTGGACACCCCTACGATACCTTGTGTAATCGGTCTCATTTATTTAATCCTCTTGAACCTTTAACAGACCCACCTTTCTTGTATAGCCCCACATTCTGGGGGCTATCTTTACGTTTGATGGTCTTTTTGCCCGGCATCTTGCTAGGGTTAATTGCCCCCATGCCTCTACTTGGCATCATACAAATTTGCCTTTGGTATGGCCTTTAGTGATGCAACCGTCAGCGCGAGTGACACCGCCCTTAGCCATTTTAGTGCAGCCGCCTTTTTTCATCTTGGCACAGCCACCTTTCTTCATTTTCTTTTCCATCTCTTCGCCTTTCGCGTACTGCTCAGGAGAGATTTTGCCAGACTTAATCGCTTTGCCTTCTTTCAGCTCTTCTTTGTAAGTTTCTTTACCTTTAAACAGTTTTTTTAAATTAGCCACGTCGCCACCTTTACCAAATTTTTTGCCTTTATCGGCTTGATTGAATTCTTTAGCTACACTCACTGGCACACCTACTCTCTTTGCAAATTTCGGGTTATGCGCTGCAGCTGCCATTAACCGTGCTTGCGCTTTACTTGTACTAGGCATTAGTGTGCCACCGTACCGTGGGTCTGCAGTAAGTCGATAACCTTGTCCCCACCTACTAACATCATGCCCCCAATTACAACAGCAATAACAGTTCTTGCTGTTTTTGACATACTCGCTAGTTTCTTTAGCTCTTGCAGTTCTTCGACGGTCAACACGTTTCTAGTATCAACAATCTCTAAGCTTTCTTTTTCATCACTCATCAGCAGTTCCACCGTTTTAGCGAAGCAGCTTTACGTGTCGGTCTACCCTTTTCATCTTTCATAGGGCCTGGCATACCACTCATACGCGAGCAAAATGACTTACGTCTTGCAGCGTCTTTTTCTGTTTTCGGATGCGGAGCAGGTGCTTTTAGTTTAGAGCCAGTTGCTTTGTTATACTTAGCGCGGCCTTTTGCAGTTAATCCTGCACCTTTTGATACAGGAAGCTTTTCGCCTCGCCCTACTGCTAATGAAGGATTCTTAGCCATACGTAACCTCTTCAGTTAAAAAATGGGGAGCCGAAACTCCCCAGATTAATTAGGCTTGTTGTGCAGTTGGGTTGGCTGAACCGTCTGAGTTGCGAACAACGTATTCAATCAATAACGAACCTGCGCCAGCAGAGAAAGTACCACTAGAACCTACAGTGTAGGTGATGATTGCATCAGTAGAACCCACGTTAGCCCATATAGCTACTTGAGCGTCGGATGATGGTGTGAAAGAAATAAGACCTGAAGCGCCAGCAGTAATAGCAGATGAAGCAGCAATGGCTGTACCATTCAAGTAGATGGTGATAACACCAGAAGTACCAGCAAATTTGGTTGTTTGATACAGAGCCAAATTGGTGATGAATGAGCCTGCCGGAATAACAAACGCGCGACTAGCTGCGGCGTCGGTGTAGGCAATAGGGTCAATTTGCGATACTGAAGTAGCGCCCATGTTACGAATAGTACCTGCAACAGTACCGGTAGTGTTTTTAACGGTACCCAATAACCATGGGCCCATATGACTGGAAAATGCCATTTTATTTCTCCAAAGCACATAACCACGCCGTCTTGTGCGAGCCTGCTAGGTCAGTCGGCGCAGAAAAAATCCTAGACTCGACTCGCATATTACATGATTGGTTGGGAAGTGCAAGTGGTTTATTCTAAAAGTTTATTCGACTTTTTCTTAGCTCTAGCTTCCATCATTTTTGCCCGCCATTCTGGATTTTCCCACAAGGCTTTTGCTGCAGCTTTCTTAGCAGCCTTTACTTCTTCTCTATTGGCTATCTCCTTATTGTTAGCTGTTTGTTTTGCACGGTAGTTTTCATTTTCCCATTGTGCTTTAGACTGCGCGCGTGTTTTGGCTTTTGATTCTTCTGTGTTTCTAGCTGCGGTTATACTAACTGCTATTTTTTCACCCTGTTCTTTCCACATTGCTTTAGAGTTTTTAGATTTAATAGCTTTTGCTTCTGGAGTGTTTTGCGCTTTACTTTGTGAAGCTATTATTTTTTTACGGTACTGTTCATTACCCCAATTTTTTCGGGAAAACTTTCCTATGTTAAGCTTTTGTTCCTCTGTCCTAACGGCTCCCGACGCCCCTTCTCCACCATCAGTTCTATTAAACAATGTTCCTGTGCCAATATCACGACGACCATATATAGTTATAAGTTCTATCTCTTTATCGAAAGCTTCTTGTTCAGATTCAGACTCAAACACCCTTTCACATAATGCAACTAACCCTTTACGTTTGATATGCGATAAGAAGTCTTGAAAAGGTTTATTGTGCGACCCACGGGACCAATGGGATAAATCTCTATCACCAGTACCTTTACCGACATACACGGGTTGATTATTTTTGTTTGGGCGAGGATCTCTATAGACATACACGTAAAACATAGTTTTCTCCTTATTGATAGTGCGGCCTATTCTATCTTATGGACGGAGATTGTCAAATGTTTTCGTAAACGTACGATTTGTGTTACGACACGGGTAATCAACTGGCAAAAGAAAACCCTCCGAAGAGGGTTTCCAATAATAACCTAAGTTACTGATTTTACTAGCTTAAGAACCAGATGACCCGTAGATAGCAAGTGGATCACTATAACCGAAAGAATAACGTTCACGAGCTTTATAACGCACGTTGCCCGTGTCGAAATCTCCGTCCATTGAGTTGGCAAGTGGGCTACGAACAAAGTGTTTGAGACCGTTTGGCACGTCCGTGGTCAAGAACCAAGCATTGTTGTCAGTCAAGAAGTGGTTGATTGCATAACCTTCAGGAACAGCACCGTTATTTTTCAAAGCGTTGATGTCGTTGTCAGTTGTGCCAACACGTAATTCAGTTTCCAACAAACGAGTTGCAACGAATTGTAGTGCCGGTGGGACAATCAATTTCTTAGGTTTAGCAGCAATCAACAAACCACGTTCGTCAGTCCATGCAGCAATTTGAATTACCGCATTTTCCAATGAAGTTTCGTTTAAGTCTGCAGGAGTGCTTGGTACGTTGCTGTTTGAACCACCGTTAATTAACGGGTGAGCAGAGCTGAACAAAGACACGCCGTCACCACCGGTAATAGCTGCATTGAAACCGTTGTTCAATACGTTAGCTGCTTTAACCTGTTTGGTGTAAGCCATAGCACGAGCCAATGCTTTTGTATAGCGAGCTGATAATGAGTCATACAAATTATCTTCGATCGCTTCTTCGGTCAAACTGAAGCCCAAAGCAATAGTTTCGTGGTTGTATCGTGCAGTCCAAGCTTCTTGGGCATTGTCATACTGCAGGGCTTGACCCTCGTTTTTGACAGGTGCTGCTGAGAAACCAGACAGTTTTGTTTCTTCTTCAAAAGAACGTTCAGAAGTCTCTGTTTCGTAGATTTCTTTATGTTCTTCACCGTAACGAGCGTATTCCAAACCGAACAAAGCGTTCAAGCCCGGTAACAACTCTTTTAATAGCTGGGCGCGAGAAATTGCCATTAGTTAACTCCTATTAGGCTACATAGTATCTGTGAGCACCGAAAGTAATCTTAACGAGAACTTCAGGTGTTTGAACCAATACTAACGGATTAGCGGCTGAAATGGTTGCAGTTGAGGCTGTTACTGTTAATGCTTGCGAAGTACTTGAAGTAACAGTAGCCGCAGTAGATACAGTAGAGCCTGTAAATTGCAATTGACCATTGATGCTTTGGAATACGTCAGTACCCACAGGGATAACAGCGCCTACGGACAAACCAGAAACTGTCAATGTAGTTGTACCAGTACCAGAAACATATGCTGCTGAAGAAGATACTTGAGTGTCAGGCACTAAACCCAATACACGGAAGTTACCAGTGCTAGAAGAAGCAGCAACAACACCACCAGCAGAATCCCCAGTTGCAGTTGAACCAGTTGAGGTATTACCAGCCATATTTTGGCCTACCAACAACGAAGAAGCCGAAGCAATTGCAGTGTTACCAGCAGCGGTAACAACAGCCGCTTTAAATACTGTGTCTGGATCATCACAAATAATTGCTTCCGCATCACCAGCCAAAGTACCAGCAGGCCAGTATTGTGAAAACAATTTTTGCTTAGTTACAGGGTTAGTAAATGTACAACCTAAGAAAACACCCACCGCAGCATTACCTGTAATAGTGTTAGCTAAGATGTTCACGTAACCGCTAGATAACTGAACGAAATCGCCGTAGAAGATATTGGTGTTGTAGCCATATGCAATAGGCATATAACGTGTCGAGCCAGAGAAGACTTGACCACCAATAAGGTTTACGGGCTTGAACCCATATGGGCCTGAAATAACAGGATAAGCCATTAGAAACTCCTAAAATTAAAAACCTTTACCAAAAGAAGTAGACGACTTACGCTCCTTAAACAAAGGCATACGTGCATCATTCTCTCTCATAAAGCTGTTATCAACTGCACTAGCCTGAGACTCTGTGGCGTTAGCGTAATACGCTCTACGTTGATCCATAAACTCTTCAGGAATTTTGCATAATAACAACCCACCAATCTCGATATTGTCTTTGTACCGACCTTCACGAGAGGCTAACAGTGAGTACTGTGGTTGCTCTTCAATTCTTACTGGTTCCCAACCTTCGCGAAACGACTTTGAGGTGTTGCTAGGGTCATCTTTGTTCAGCATTGAAACGCGAATCCATCTATAGGCGAAACCGGCCTGTTTGTCTGGCTCTGGGAGAGCTTCAGGAGGCATCCACTGCTTAGGACGCTCTGCTAATACTCTGGTTTCTAGGTCACGCGGGGTTCTGTTTTGTGGGGTAGCCATTATTTATTCTCCAATTTTAAAACTTCTTTTGCATATGCTTCAGGTGTTAGACCAAACTTTTTGGC